AAATAAAAACAAACCGAATAACGATTTCAGAATCGCCGAATTACAGGGGCGAGTAAGATCTGCTAAAAGAAACGAAAGAAATGTTGCGTCTATTGATAGAGGTGCTAAGCTTGCAGCAAAAGGAAAGACGATATCCGGTAGTAAGAGAACCGCTCTTATCCTGTCCATTGGAGCAACCAAAGGCTACGATGCCTTATATAAGCATTTAAATAAGCGTCTTGAAGATCTAAATGATGCCGGAGTACTTAGACCTGGTCATTATAAGGCGGCTAAAATGCTTAACACTATCGGCGCAGTAGGATATTATGCTGCTACTGCTGGCTATGGTGTCAAGGCATACAGAGATCAGAGAGATATGCGTAACTTTAATATGTCGAAATGGGCAGGGACATCCACTATTAAATCCGTCGGCTCTTCGGAGTATAAAGACAGAAAAGAAGCAGCAAAGAAGCGCAAGTAATGGATACTCTGAGAACCTATCAACATTTATTAACTCTACCGACTTTCGAAGAAAGATTTCAATATCTTAAACTCGATGGTAAGGTTGGGCAAGAAACATTCGGATTCGATCGGTATTTTAACCAGAAATTTTATCGGTCAAACGAATGGAAACAAATACGTAATTTTGTAATAGCGAGGGACCAAGGATGCGACCTTGCTATTTTTGATAGGGAGATTTTTGGACGTGTGTTTGTTCATCATATGAACCCTATCAGTTTAGATGATATCAAGGATGCTACGGACTATCTTCTCAATCCGGATTATTTAGTGTGCGTATCTAAGGAGACGCACGATGCTATTCATTACGGCGACGGGTCTCTTTTAACGCCAACTAAATTAACAGAAAGAAGTCCTGGTGATACTAAACTTTGGTGATATTTATGAACTATTTAATTGTTAAGCAGTCTTCGGATTACCTTATGCACCATGGCGTTAAAGGCATGAAGTGGGGGGTTAGGAGACAGAATCAAACTACGGCAAGTGATAAGTCTTCAAAAAGAATGTCCACCGCCAAGAAAGTAGCTATAGGTGTCGGGGTGGCAGCTGCTGTCGCTGGAGTTTCTTATTTGGCATTAACAAAAACCGATACCGGAAAACTCGTGACTAGATTGGGGAAATCAGCAGTGGAAAGAACTATTAAGACTTCAAAGTCTGTACATAAGTCAAATAAAACCAACCCAGGACGTGACAAGGCTAATTTCTTACCAGAGACTATGCGAGAATATGAAAAACTTTCCAGGCGCCAAGCTAAGGCCTTTGCAAAAGAGTCTGCTCGAGACGTATATAATAAGCAACTAAAATTGGCTCGCGGCAGGAATTATATGTATACACAGGATGGTAAACCTAATTTTACTAAGAAAACTATGCGAGAGTTAGAGGCGCTATCAAAAAGTTCCGCTAAAAACATAGCATCGGACATGTATGCTCATTATTACGATAGAGAATTAGCCAGAGCGAGACGGATGAATTATATGTATCATAACTAGAGGTGAATTTTAATGCCAGACTACACATTTTCAGATAGGCTAAAACATGCCTGGAATGCTTTCACAAGCAGAGACCCGACTCCTCCGTTGCAGCCAACTGTATACGGAGGTTTTTCTTATAGACCGGATAGACTTTATTACTATAGAGGTGGCGAGCGTTCAGTAGTTTCCTCGATTATCACTCGTATTGCGATTGATGTTGCTGCGATTGATATTAAGCACGTTAAGATGGATGACGAGGGGCGTTATCTTCAGGACATGAAGTCCGGACTCAATAATGTTCTTACTTTAGAGGCGAATATTGACCAGACTAGTCGGGATTTTAAGCAGGATCTTGTTCAATCACTTCTTGAAGAGGGATCGATTTGTGCAGTTCCTGTCGAAACGTCCATTGACCCAAGGCATTCCGATTCTTATCAGATTAACACCATGCGAATCGGAAAAGTTGTTCAGTGGTATCCGCAGCATGTGAAAGTAGATCTTTACAACGATCAAAATGGCAAGCATCAGGAGGTAACACTTCCTAAGAAGATGGTTGCCGTTATAGAGAATCCTCTCTATTCAGTAATGAATGAACCTAACTCTACTCTTCAAAGACTTATTCGCAAGCTTGCTTTGCTGGATGTTGTTGATGAGCAGAGTAGTTCCGGGAAGCTCGATCTTATTATCCAGCTTCCTTACGTAGTTAAAAGCCAGACCAGAAAGGATCAGGCCGAAGAGCGCAGGAAACAGATAGAAACACAGCTCACCGGTTCCAAGTACGGTATAGCTTATACAGATGGTACAGAACGAATAACTCAGCTTAACCGTCCTGTTGAAAACAACCTTCTTAAACAGGTTGAATACCTCACAAACATGGTCTATGGCCAGCTTGGTATTACAGACGAGGTTCTTAAGGGAACCGCTGATGAAAAGACGATGTTGAATTATTACAATCGCACCATCGAACCAATCTTATCCGCAATTTCACTTGAGTTCAAAAGGAAATTTCTCACTAAAACTGCAAGATCGCAGGGTCAGTCCATTGAATTCTACAGAGATCCGTTCCGTCTTGTTCCGGTCAACGACATGGCCGAAATTGCAGACAAGTTTACAAGGAATGAGATCATGACATCCAACGAAATCCGTCAGGTTATTGGTATGAAGCCATCAGACGATCCAAAAGCAGATGAACTGAATAACAGCAACCTGTACAGTGACCCTTCGGCAGGAATGCCTATGGACGAGCCATTAGAGGAGCCTATGCCAGAAGAAGAGAACCCGGGTGACATTCCAATAAGTGAGATCATGAACTAGGAGGTAAAATTCAAAATGGCAGCTAAATACGATTTTAGTGGCTGGGCTACTAAGAACGATTTACTGTGTTCAGACGGACGGACCATTCGAAGAGACGCCTTCAAGGACTGCGACGGTATGGTAGTGCCACTTGTATGGAGTCACATCCATACTGACCCGGATAATGTTCTCGGGCATGCACTTCTGAAGAACGAACCAGAAGGGGTAAGAACGTATTGTACGTTTAACGATACTCCAAGGGGGAGGACCGCTAAGGCTCTTGTCGAACACGGAGACATTACGAACCTTTCTATCTATGCTAATAAGCTTAAACAGAAGGGTGGCGATGTACTCCACGGCGTTATCAGAGAAGTAAGTCTTGTTCTCTCAGGAGCAAATCCTGGAGCGCTTATAGATTATCCGTCACTTGAACATAGTGATGACGAAGAAACTGAGGCCTTCATCTACACAGATGAGGGTATTTTTATTGCTCACTCTGAGGACTTCGACGAAGAGGAACTCGATGAGCCTGAAGAATTATCGCACGAAGATAAAGAAGAAAAGGACGAAAACATGGCAGACGAAGCAAAGAACACCAACGGTGGAGATAAGACTGTTCAGGAAGTGTTTGATAGCATGACTGAAGAGCAGAAGAATGTTTGTTATTTCATGATCGGCCAGGCTCTCGAGGATGCCGGTGTCGACGTAGATGATGAAGGAGAAGACGAAGATATGAAGCACAATGTGTTTGACAACGATTACGAAAGAGATGATGTACTGACTCATGCTGATCAGGCTGAGATCCTGAGCATGGCTAAGCAGCCGGGCATGACATTTCAGTCGGCTCTTAATACTTATGCTGCTAATAATGGATTTGATGCTGATACACTTCAGCACGATGGCGTTTCCGTTAGCGGTTTTGTACAGCCTGGCGAGGGCGTAACAGGATACACGGTTGACGCTCTGTTCCCAGAGTATAAGGACGTAAGACCTGGTGCCCCGGAGCTTATCACAAATGACCAGGGTTGGGTAGGAACAGTTCTTGGCAAGGTTCATAAGAGCCCTATCAGCAGAATCAGAACTCAGCAGGTTGATATTCGTAACATCGATGCTCTTAGAGCAAGAGGTTATAAGAAGGGTAACGAGAAGCAGCTCACCGGCAACTTCCAGCTCGTAAGAAGAACTACTGATCCTCAGACAGTATATGTCAAGAGCCAGCTCCATAGAGACGACGTAGTTGACATCACAGATTTCGACTATGTTCAGTACCTCTACAACATCGACAGGATGAACCTGAATGAGGAGCTCGCTATGGCTATCATGGTCGGAGACAGAAGATCTGATGAGGCTGAGGACAAGATCTTCCCAGAGCATATCAGACCAATCTGGACAGATGATGAGCTGTTCACAATGCACCACGATCTTGATGTCGCTGCTATGAAGGCAACTCTTCAGGGAACAGAGACCGGAAGTTACTTCGGCGACAACTTCGTATACGCTGAAGCTCTGATCGAGCAGCTTCTGTATGCAAGAGAGAAGTTCAAGGGCACAGGTACTCCAGACTTCTACATGACTCCGCATATGCTGAATGTAATGCTTCTCGCGAGAGATAGAACCGGTCACAGAATCTTCAGCTCGAAGGCTGAGCTTGCTTCTGCTCTTAACGTTGGATCGATCGTTACTGCTGAGCAGTTCGCAGGTCTCGAGAGAACTGACGACAAGAACAAGAAGCACAAACTCCTCGGCCTGTGCGTAAACCTCGCTGACTACAGCCTTGGTGCTACAAAGGGTGGCGAGATCACTCACTTCACAGATTTCGACATCGACTTCAACCTCATGAAGTCCCTGCTCGAGACAAGATGCTCCGGAGCTCTGACAAGAGTTTACTCTGCAATCGCTATCGAAGAGCCTGTAGCATAGTGGAGGTAGACCATGAGTAACAAGGATGCTCTTAAAAAGCTCGTAGTTGCTCTTGGCGGTAAAGCTGAATCTGAGACCACTGTAGGGCTGCTGGGAGAAATCTCGGAAGCTCTTGGTGGTTCCAAGGATGGCGCGACCATCGCAGATCAGATTTGCAATATTGCGGCTGTTGCTAAGAAACCCGCAAAGAAGTCAACCAAAGCAACTATGGAAGTTGATGAATAAATTCAAAATGGGAGTAATTTATGGCTAAGTTTTTTGGAGTTATTGGATTTGAAGAAACCCAGGAAACGAAGCCTGGGGTATTTGAGCCGACGATTGCTAAACGAAATTACAGCGGGGATATTATCAGAAGTTCTAAGCGGAATGAATCTGGCGAAAAGATCAACGACGATATTTCGATCAGTAATCAGTTTAGTATCGTCGGCGATAAATACGCATACAACCATATCTATGGCATGAAGTACATAACGTACATGGGCGCTAACTGGAAGATAACAGATGTTGAAATCCAGCACCCAAGGCTAATTCTTAGTATAGGAGGTCTCTATAATGGGAACGAGGATTCAGCTTCATGAGAAGCTTTTAGCTTTGTTCGGAAGCAATCACGTTTACTTTCAGCCGCCTCCGACAATTAAGATGGTCTATCCGGCCATAGTTTATAAATTCGATGGAATCTATGAGAAGCCAGCGAATAACAAGAAGTACGTAACAGAAAACCGCTATATTGTCACCTTTATACATAAGGATCCGGACACTAATTATTCGGATGACATGTATGGTAGTTTTTCTATGTGCTCTTTCGACAGGAGATTTGTTTCTGACAATCTCTATCATGACGTTTACACACTTTATTACTAAGGAGGTAATAAATAATGGCAAGACTTGTATGGGACAAGACCGGTGAGCATTTTTATGAAACTGGTGTAAGAAACGTTGTTCTGTATCCAATGTCCGGAAACAATTACAGTACGGGCGTTGCCTGGAATGGCGTAACCAGTATTGAAGAGAATCCATCCGGTGCAGATTTTAACCCAATCTATGCTGATGATATTAAGTACCTGAATATTCAGGGTGCTGAGGAATTCGGAGCAACGCTTGGCGCGTATACATATCCTGATGAATTTGCAGAGTGTGATGGCGCTGCTACGCCAGTAAGCGGCGTGGCGGTTGGCCAGCAGCCACGTAAGTCCTTTGGACTTTGCTATAGAACTGTTATCGGAAACGATACTGAGGGCGTTGAGTATGGCTACAAGCTTCACATTGTATACGGAGCTAGGGTAACTCCTTCCGGCAAGAGTTATAGCACTATCAATGACAGCCCGGAACCAGCCGAGATGAGCTGGGAGATGAATACAACTCCGGTTCCTGTAACTGATGCAACTGGCAAAGTGATTGCCGGTATGAAGCCAACTTCAATAATAACTATCGATTCTACAAAGTTTAAGGAATCTGCTGATAAGGCTAAACTTGCAGCTCTTGAAAAACTGCTCTACGGAGGAGATGAAGAAGGAGAAACTCCGCAGCTTCCTCTTCCTGGAATAGTTCTTACAACGCTTGGCTATACGGCACCGCAAAACTAATTTAAAGGGGTGTAACTTCTACACCCCTTATTCTTTTACGAACGAAAGGAGCAACTTATGATCAAGAAAACTGTAACCTATACTGATTTCGATGGTAACGAAAGAACAGAAGATTTCTATTTCCATCTCACCGAGCAGGAACTCGCTGAGTGGGAGTTGTCTGTTGATGGTGGTCTTTCGGGCGTTCTTACAAGAATCATTAACTCCAGAGATGATAAGAAACTCATGGAGATCTTCAAGGACCTTCTTATCCGGTCATATGGCGTTAAGACTCCGGACGGAAGAGGTTTCATCAAAAATGAAGAGGTTCTTAATAGCTTCAAGTATACACAGGCATTCAGCGATATTTACATGGAACTCGCGACAAACGACGTTGCAGCTTCAGAATTCGTGAACGGCATTATCCCGGCTAATTTGGTGAAAGAAGCTAATAAAGAAATGAAGGTTAACAAGTAATGATCGACATTATCATCCCGGAAACTGAATATTTCGACGAAGAGCATATGCAATTTGTAACATACAAAGAGCAGAAACTGACTTTGGAACACTCACTTATCGCCGTTTCAAAATGGGAGTCAAAATTCGAGAAACCGTTCCTGTCGTCGGAGAAAAGTGCTTTGGAAGTAATCGAATACATTAAATGTATGACCCTTACCCAGAATGTTAAGCCTGAGACTTACTTTCATCTTTCGCCAAAGAATATTGAAGAAATTCAGGCCTACATCGAAGCACCAATGACCGCTACTACTTTCAAGAAAATCGAGAAACGGGGTGGTAAGAAGGAAATTATTACAGCTGAGCTTATCTATTACTGGATGATAGCATTCGACATACCGTTTGAATGTCAAAAGTGGCATCTTAACAAACTTCTCACACTCATAGAAGTTTGTGCGAGGAAGAACGAACCTCCTAAGAAGATGTCCAGACGAGAAATCTCGGCTCAGCACAAAGCAATAAACGAAGCAAACAGAAAGAGATTCCATACGAAAGGATAACTGAGATGTTTCATTTAACATCAAGGCAAGAAGGGAAGAAAACGGAAGACTTCCTTAAGAAAGCAAAGGAGCTAAGAATTGAATCCGTCCTGAATAAGTATGGAGCAAAGGGTGTTCAGGCTTTAGCTGCCGCAACACCAGTCGACAGTGGAAGGACTGCCTCAAGCTGGGGCTATGAACTGGAGAATAAAGGCACAGGATGGTCAATTCACTGGACTAACGACAACATAAATCAAAATGTCAACATTGCAGTGATTTTGCAGTACGGACATGGAACAGGAACTGGGGGCTATGTCGCAGGAAGAGATTACATTAATCCTGCGCTGGCCCCTATATTTGATGAGATCGCTAACGAGGCGTGGAAGGAGATAACAAACATATGAGTGAGAGTATTGATCGCCGCGTCGTCGAGATGCGATTTGAGAACAAAGACTTTGAGCAGAATGTCAATACTACAATGACAGTTCTGGACAAGTTAAAAGAGAAACTCAGTTTCAAAGGTGCCGGCGATAAGTTTGAAACTGCGTCTGGGCTTGGCAGCGCTATCGATGGTGTTAAGAGCAGATTTTCAGCGCTTGAAATTATCGGAACAACTGCGCTTATAAACCTGACTAACTCCGCAGTGAATCTCGGAAAACAAATGGCTAAGTCGTTAACCGTCGATCAAGTTAGGGCTGGATTTGCCGAATACGAACTCAAGATGGGTTCCATTCAGACAATCATGGCAAGTACCGGTAAAGACATCGGTACTGTAAATGGTTATCTTAACGAGTTGAATACATACGCCGATAAAACTATATATTCATTTTCCGATATGACGGCGAGTATTGGTAAGTTTACTAATGCTGGAGTTGATCTTGATACTGCAGTCAAGGCTATTCAGGGTATTTCGAATGAGGCCGCTGTATCCGGAGCTAATGCTCAGGAAGCGTCAAGGGCTATGTACAACTTTGCTCAGGCGTTATCTGCTGGCTATGTAAAGCTTATCGATTGGAAGTCGATTGAGAACGCGAACATGGCAACCAAAGAATTTAAGCAGCAGCTTATTGATACCGCTGTTGAAATGGGAACTTTGGAAAAAGCAGCGGATGGTACTTATAAGGTTCTCACGTCAGGCGCTGGCGGCGGATTTAAAGAAACGATAACCGCTACCAAGAACTTTAATGATTCTTTATCGGCGGCTTGGATGACCACGGATGTTCTGACAAAGACTTTAGGAAGATATTCGGACGCAACTACCGATATAGGTAAGAAAGCGTTTGCTGCCGCACAGGATGTAAAGACATTCTCTCAGCTTATAGATACAGTTAAAGAATCTATAGGTTCTGGATGGGCTCAGACGTTTGAACTCATATTTGGTAATCTTGAAGAAGCTAAAACGCTGTGGACCGGTGTCAATAATGTTATATCTGGATTTGTGAATCGTACTTCTGACGCAAGAAATGGCATTCTTCAAATTTGGAAAGCATCTAACGGTCGTTCTGCGTTGATTGACGGGTTTAAAGAATTATATAAGTCTGTTGAAAGTTTTATAATTCCAATTCGAAAAGCATTTAATGATGTATTTGATCCGATTCGCGGAGAGCAGTTGACCGCTTTGAGTTTTAGATTCCGAGATTTTGCTAAAAGTTTAGCTATATCTGGGGAAACAGCCATTAAAATTAAGAAGGTATTTACTGTTCTATTTTCCGTTTTAAAATCCGGTCTCGGTATTGTTAAGGGCGTTTTCCGCATATTTGGCAGTCTTGTAAAACTTATTCTTCCAGTTGGTGGCACGGCACTTGATCTGATGAGCGATCTTAGCGGTGCTATGCTGAAAATAGCTGATGGCGTAGATAAGATTACTGATAAATTAGAGGCATTAACCACAGGACTTCTTGGAAAGGCTGTAGAAGGACTCAGCAAATTATTTGCACTTCTTGGCAAGGGTCTATCACATCTCGATCTTGGTAAGCTTGGAGCTTTTCTCGCTGGTGGTGGAATTCTCGCCGCAGGTATGAAGCTAGTTAAGTTTATTGATACTTTAGGCGAAAAATTTGAGAACTTATTTGGCGACGGTGAAGGCGGCGGAGGTCTGATGGACGGAGTTAAGGAGACTTTCTCAAGTCTCAGCGAAACTCTTAATCAGTTCCAGACATCCCTCAAGGTTGGGCAGCTTCTTACAGTTGCTGTATCACTCGGCATATTAGCGGCATCTTGTGCCACATTAGCTGATATTCCAGCTAAGAAGTTAGCCGTGGCTGTCAGTGCTATCGGTGGATTATTCGTAGAGCTTGGTGCAGCTTCTTATCTTATGAAGGGAGCTCAGACTAAGGGTATAATCGCTATGGCCGTAGCCGTGACGATTCTCGCAAAAGCTGTAAAGCAGATGAGCGAGATAGAGGATATGGGCAAGGGTCTCCTTGGTGTTGGTGCTATTCTTGGAGAACTTACGGCATTCTGCCTTGTATTTGACAAACTTAAAATCAGACCTAGAGCACTTAAGAAGACTGGCGAAGGTCTTATTCTTATGGCTGTAGCTATTAATCTTCTCGCTAAACCTATTAAGGAACTTGGCGCGATGGATACCGGGCAGCTTATACAAGGTTTGCTCGCAATGGCTGCCATGCTTGGCGGGTTCACTTTGACCGCCTTAGCTTTCTCAAAGATAAAGACAAAAGGTCTTATAAAAGCTGGCGCAGCCATGGTCATTATGGCTACAGCTATGCAAATTCTTGTGAAGCCTCTTGCGGAGCTTGGTGCTATGGATCTGGCATCACTCGCCAAGGGATTAGGTGCAATGGGCGTTGCTCTTATCGAAATCGCAGGATTTACCGCAATAATGGGCAAAATTGCTGCTACATCCGGAAACGTCATGAAGGCAAGTGCTGCCCTTTTGGTAATGTCCGTTGGAATCAAAATCATGGCCGGAGCAATACAGCAGATGGGTGCAGATACTAACGCTGGACAGGGGCTTAGCGTGTTGTTTGGCTCACTTCTTATATTAGGAGCCGCTATGACCGCTATGCAGAATTCTTTGGCTGGTGCTGCAGCAATGATTGTTGTGGCTGGTGCTCTGGCGATAATGGCACCGGCAATTGCGCTTCTTAGCTCGCTGAATTTTACGGGTGTTGTTACTGGCTTAGCGGCTTTGGCTGGAACTCTGACGATATTTGGAGTAGGCACTATGTTGTTAGCGCCTGTTATCCCACTTATGATAGCTTTGGCCGCAGCAATGGCATTATTAGGTGTCGGCGTTCTTAGTCTTGGCGCTGGCATGACACTGCTTGTAACGGCATTTGCTATGGCCACCGGACCTATTGTTGAAGGCGCTACAGCAATCGCTCAGGCATTTCCGATTATGGCCGAGGCGATTGGCGAAGGAATCATTACAGTTATCAAGAATATTGGCGAAGGAGCTAAAACCATAGCCGACTCATTTAAAAAGATAGTCGAAGCGATTCTGAAGGTATTGACTGACATAATACCAGATATTGTTACTGTCGGATTACAGTTCGTTCTCGCACTTCTCAATGGAATAAATGCGAACATTGGTCAGATTGCTGAGGTTGCCGTTAGTATTATTACTAACTTTATTAACGGTATATCCAACGGCCTTCCGGCTTTGGTCGATGCTGGCTTCAACTTAATGATCACATTCCTTAATTCCATGGCCGATGCTATTTCTACCAATGGCGATAAGCTTACCAACGCTCTGCTGAATGTTATACTGGCAGCTATTGGCGCAATAGTTGGCCTTATTCCGGGTGTTGGAAAAAAGGGTAAAGAGATGATTGATTCTTATCGTAAGGGTCTTGACAGCGGAAAAGCACCTGCAGCAAAGACCGCAAAGAATGTTGCCCAGAGTGTTGAAAAGAACATGAAGATCAAGGACCAGAAGTCTAACGGCGCAAATGCTGTAAAAGGACTTAAGAACGGCATGGAATCCCTACTCCCAAGTCTTAAGTCAGCCGCAAACAAAATCGCTGATATTGTTGACAAGACAATTAGAAAGAAGAATCAGATTAAATCACCTTCAAGAAGATTGTTCGCGACAGGTTCTTACATGATGCAGGGTCTTATAAATGGTGTTGACTCGCTTTCCGGTCAGTATGAGAAGAAAGCAGACAACATTGCTACGATGATGATTGCATCAGCTAATCGTTCCGTTGACAGTGTGAATTCAATATTTCAAAATGGATTCTCAAATGGCTTCGATCTTAACAACTCCATAGACCGAGCGGTTAACGTCAGCCTTTCGATGGACAAGATAAACGATAGGAATGCTGAGTTGTCGAAGAATATTTCAAGACTTACATCATCGCTTGACGGAATGACCGAGACGATGAACTCAAGGTCTCTTAACAATTATATTACAGTGGATGGGGCTGCTGATCCGGAGTTATTCGCGGACGAGCTTATCAATAGTTTTAGATTGAATGCGAGGACAGTGTAATGGGAAAACCAAAACCAAAACCAAAGCCTAAAGCAAAAACCAAGGCTCCTAGCGGAATAACAATCGGAAGAGAAGATGTTATATTGACCGACGAAAAGAAGGTCAAGTTTAATACCGAGTGGAAAATTGCTGACGCTGATTATGGCGATGGACAGCAATATATTTATAATCTCGGTCTTGCTTCATCTTATACGGTTGGTACAACACCTACCGTTACTACTGTGCAGAAAGAGGACAAAAATCCTGATATCGGTAAGAAGGCTTATACTAAAACCACGGAGCTTAATTTGCTTAATTATTATCCTAATAAGCCGTCTACGTATTTAATTTATTTCGAACTATCTATCAGAGGAAATCGAAAAAAGTATAAAAAGAAAAAGAAGACTATAAACCCTGGGTGGTCTGATTATGCGACAAAGCGGTACACGTTACTTGTTCCCCCGGAGCCTATAGTAACTCAGCAGTTGTCTTCAGAGCACTCAAACATAACTGAGTTCAACTGGGTTCTTGATAATATTGAGAAGCCAGAGCAGTTATTTTACGATTTCGAATGGGAATCAATCCTCGTGAAAGACGCCAATATCAGCGACGGTTCTGCCGCTCCAGGATGGGATAAACCAGATAAAAAAGGTACATCACAGGCAGGTTCTCAGTCTGGATTTGCAGACATTGAAGAGGATTCCTCTTTGTTTAATACACCTAATTATTCTTATACGAGATTCATTAGGGTGCGTTCGAGAGGACCTGCCGGCTTTTCAAAATGGAAGTATGCAAGGCATGTCTATACGCGTTCTGCAAGGGCGAACAACGCAACTGCCTCAGCGACTCGTGTCTCCGATACCGGAGGATATTTAGTAACAAGCGAATGGTCGGCAGATAGTAGGGCTGATAAACCAATTGATAAGGTTACGGTTCAGTACACCGTCACACAGCCAAATGTCACGTATCGCGACGAGACCGTGAATAATGTTACAACCAGACGATTCACGCTTTCGTGCCCAACCGAAGCAAGTTGGGATGATGCGAATACTTTAAGCGATACCTCAGGTAAGGATGCGCTTATATTTGAGACGTCAAATGCTATTGGCGCTGATGAACTGATGTATATTCGTGTAAATACTGAGCACGACAAACAGACAACGTTCGGCAAACCTGCATTAGCTGGTGATGGGAAACTTCCTCGTGGTATTCTTGCTGATCCTACGGGGTTGACAGTAAATGCTAACCCGTCAACTCACAGAGTAACGATCACCGCTACCAATCAGTCAGCGCTCGCAAACTCGTTTCTGGCTGTATATTACCGCGACGATGTTAACCAGAATGTAAACCGTATTATTGGAATCATTCCTCACGGGACGACATCCGTCACGATACAGGCTCCAGATTGGGGGACTAAAGCTGCCTCATTCGGTGTTCAGGCTGTCATAGGCGACTACACACCGCTTCAGCCTAAAGCATCTGGCGTAACTGATTACACGATTACAAATCGTCAGATGGAATCGAGCTATATTTTGTGGGACGGAGGAAGCGTTCCTCTGCCGCCATCAAACGTAAAGCTTTCTTCTCCGTCGATAGGCACGATCACTGTCAGATGGGACTGGACTTGGACGGATGCGACTAGCGCAGAGCTTAGCTGGTCTGACAGACGTGATGCATGGGAGTCCACAAGCGAACCGTCGACCTACGTTATTAACAATACTCACGCAGGTCAGTGGAATATTGTCGGGCTGTCGGTCGGGATATATTATGTTCGAGTCAGGCTTATTCGCTCGACTGAAGAAGGTGAGACTTACGGAACATATTCTGGGATTGAAGAGATCAAGCTTTCTTCTGCACCGGATATTCCGACTTTGACACTTTCTCCAACGGTAATAACCGAAGAAGGCAGTACGACTGGATATTGGGCATTCACGTCTAATGACGGTACGGCTCAAAGTCAGGCTGAAATTTGCGAGGCGATGGTGAATAGCGAAGGAGCTGTTACGTATGGGAAGGCCTTTGCTAAAACCGCTACAGCACAGTCGTTAAAGATAAATGCCAAGGATCAGGGGTGGAAAGCTGGCGAGGTTCATAATCTTTGCGTTAGAGTTACTTCTGCTTCCAACGAAACTTCTGCTGGATGGAGTAACTATGTTCCGCTTACTATTGCGGAAAAGGTTACCTCGACTATCACGTCGACGTCATTAGTTAATGGGGTACTCACCGACATGCCGATGACTGTTAATGTGGCAGGAGCTGGAGTTGGTGGAACTACAACTGTAATAATTGAACGTTCTGATAATTATCATATTCTGAGACCAGACGAGAACGACATAGACGGGTTTGCAAACGAGACAATCGCGATCGTCAGTAAATCAGGAGAAGGAGTTATATCTATAGATAATAGTGATCTTATTGGTACTCTTGACGATGGTGCTCCGTATAGAATCCTTGCTCAGGTAAAAGATACATATGGTCAGGTGGCCGAGGCACGTATGGATTTCACAGTCAGGTGGGCTCATCAGGCACTTATACCGTCAGCCATATTTGACCTTTCGGACGATGATTTTGTCACATTTATAACGCCTATAGCTCCTGCAGGCTATGCCGAGGGAGACGCTTGCGATATTTACAGGCTATCGGTTGATAAACCGGAACTGATTGTTCAAGGTGCACAATTTGGAACTAAGTACGTAGATCCATATCCTGCGCTTGGCGAGTTCGGCGGACATAGAATTGTTTACCGAACGAAAAATGGCGATTATATAACTGCTGATAATCATATTGCTTGGGCGGATTACGGCGAAGACGAGGACGATACAATCGATGACTTCGCCACGATAATAGACTTTGGAAAGAGTCAGATATATTTGCCATACGATTTGAGCGTTTCTAACAGCTGGACTAAAGATTTTACAGAGACGCATTATCTTGGAGGCTCCATACAGGGCGATTGGAAGCCTGGGGTATCAAGAAAATCCAGTGTAAAGTCTACTATTATAATAGAGGAAGATCCAGAGACAGTTGAGGCGATTCGTCGTTTGGCTGAATGGACAGGAATTTGTCATATTCGTACGCCTGAGGGCTCAAGCTTTGCTTGCGATATTCAGGTCAATGAAGACCGCGAGGAAAAGTGGGTAAACAAACTGTCCAAAGTTTCATTTAGTATTACCCGTGTTGAATCCGAAGGGTTCGACGGGCTTACATACGACGACTGGTATACAGAAGAACAAGAAGAGGAATAGAATGGATTGGTCAAAGGGTTATAGTGCAAGCTACCATGCTACATTGGTAGACAGAGACTCGTGGCGGGATATTGGGAAGATCAATCTCCTCGATGGGTCTATACAGCATACAGACTCAGGTCTACGAGAGTCGGCAAGCCTTACCTTCGTAAATTATTCGAATATTGGCGAGCCGCTTATTCGTATATGGCTGGATGCGCAGCAGGGGAGTGACTCCAGTCATATTCCTCTTTTTACAGGTTATGCCATATCCCCTAACAGAAACATTAAAGGAAGACTTGTCAGTACTCCTGTGCAGTGTTATTCGGTATTGAAGCCTGCGCAGGATGTACTTCTTCCAAGAGGGTGGTATGCACCCAAAGATATGAACGGCGCTGAAGCGATAAAGGATTTGCTTAAAGTCACTAAGGCACCAGTTAGACCAGTTAGAATTGCAGACAATTCTCCGACGTTGAAGCAGGCTATTATAGCAGAAGGTAACGAATCGAACTTGTCGATGGTTGAAAAGTTGTTGGATGCTATAAATTGGCGCCTGCGAATTCTCGGAGATGGAACTATAGAAGTTATTCCTTACGCGACAGAAATTGTGGATTCTTTCGACTCTCAAAGTAATGATATTTTAGAGCAAAGCCTCAGCATTACATACGACTGGTACGCCGTACCGAATGTATTTCGAGCTGTGGTGGATGATATTTCTGCTGTCGCTAGGGATGACGATCCGGGTAGTCCATTCTCTACGGTAAATCGGGGTCGTGAAGTGTGGCTTGAAGAGACGAATTGTTATTTAAATGATGGTGAATCAGCCAGTGCTTATGCGAATAGAAGGCTGAAAGAGTTACAACGAGTTTCGACATCCATATCATACGATAGACGATTTAAACCAAATGTTCTACTCTCGGATCTTGTAAGGATAAATTATCCATCGGTCGGAATTTCCGGCCATTTTTTAATTACTTCACAAACTATTGCTCTCGGACCTAACGCGACAACATCAGAGGAGGTGTTCATGATATGAGTTCTATGGACAAGGTAGCAAAAGAATTATATTCTGCTATGACCAAAAAAGAAGAACGCGCACCAAAGCCTTATGACACAGAAGCCGAAGTAGTCCGGGAAGAGGGCGATACGATATGGGTAAAAATTCCCGGGGGGATTGACGAGACACCAGTCCGCAAAACCATAAATGCTAAACCTGGGGATAATATTCAGGTTAGAGTAGCAGACGGACGTGCCTGGGTGACTGGAAACTCCACAAATCCTCCTACAGATGATACGACGGCAAATTACGCTGTTAACATTTCAAATCAAGCTCAGAAGAACGTAACAGTTCTGAACAATATTGTCGCCGAAAACATCGAAGCAACCAATGCGAGATTTGGAAACGTCGAAGCGGATACAGCTAAGATTCATAATCTCGAGGCTGATGAGATCCACGCCGGCATAACCTATACGAACGAACTTATTGCGGAAGATGTTACGACTGAGAAGCTTACCGCGGCGAGTGGTTATATTGAGGATCTAACAGCTGACAATATTACGGCGCAGGACGTCATAGCCGATCATGCAGAAATCGACGATCTTGACGTTAACTATGCTCAAATCAACATGGCTAACGTCAATAATGCTTGGATTGAAAACGGCAACATCAAAAAGGCTGAGGTCTTTGACGAGAATGTATTTGACCTCTCTGGCAACAGAGCGACAATCGCACGTATAGATGCAAGCAAAATAAACGTAGCTAATCTGAGAGCTGACAACCTCGTGGTAAGGCGAATCAATGGACAGCCGGTTGTAGGTGGATATACGTTAATTAGCAATACGTCTCCTGGTTATGAGTCTAAAAATCCGAAGGCTCTTGGTTGGTATGAGTTTGTCAATGCTGAGTGGGTGCTTTCTACAGACACAACTGTCGATAGAACTAAGGCGTACTATCAAGAAGGCAACGAAGTTTCTCTATATGATCAAGCATATATCGATGCCCTTGAAGACGACCTTCAGCAGCAGATAGATGGAGCTGTTGAGACATTTACAGGTTCGGTAGTTCCGACTCTTGTCAATTATCCGTATACAGATTGGTACGACACATCAGTAACGCCTGTCCATGACGAAAGAGCCAAGCACGTTGGCGATATTTACTACGTCACAAACTCGTCTCTCGAAGAAGACGGCTATGCTTACAGGTTCGCTTTTGATGAGACTCAGCACGCTTATGATTGGGTGCTGATAAAGGATAGCGCAGTCACAAGAGCACTCGCTGATATTTCAGAACTTCAGACTTTTGAATCTGAGACAACATCATGGATTGACGAGACCGATGAAGGACTTGAAACGATAAGGACGAACCACACCGTTTTAAGTGGTAAGGTCGATAAGACAGTCAAAGAGTCTGTTCAGCTTTGGTTCACGAAGGCTAATACTACAGCACCAGCTAAGCCGACAACAGAGGTCACATCAACTTCTACAGCGGGCAACGTTTGGAGAAAAGTAGTACCAGCTTGGAACGCATCATATCCGAATTACTATTACTGCTGGCAGTATAAATTCGTTGACGGTACATTTGGGTGGTCTGATGTAGTCCGTGATATTGCTATGGGCGAGACACAGGGCACAGCAAGAGATGCGAAGAACACGGCTGATGCCGCACTCCCAGCTTCGACATTCACATCGTTCGAGTCCACAACATTCAAGAATGTAAAGGACACGGTGGACGAGCAGACCACGAAGTTCACCAACATGACCACTCGTCTTGGTCTGAACTCTGATGGAACTGCTGGAGAAACGGATATCGTCGCAAAGGAATCAGCATTAGAGCAGACTGTCGATGGCATATCTTCAAGAGTGGGCAAGACCGAAACAAAGCTTGCTGGTATGTATGCCACATCGTCAACTGCGGCTGGTACTGCGGCGAAGGTAGCTACGATTACGCCAGCGGTTACAGGTTGGGAGTTGTACACTGGTGCTACAGTAACAGTCAAATTCAGTAACGCTAATACGACCTCCGCTCCGACACTCAATCTTAATGGCACAGGAGCAAAAGCAATCAAGACATATTCTGGAGGAAACCTATCTGAGAAAGAATACAAGTGGTCTGCTGGCACATCGGCTGTATTCGTGTATAACGGCACAAATTGGCTGATGCAGAACAGTAGCACGATGATTGAGAGGGTGACAAGTGCTGAGACGGAGATAAGTCAGAATGCTAGCGACATAGCGTTAAGGGCAACTCAGACAGAATTAGAAACTGCTGTGAATAAGATAAACGGGCTGTCTGTAAGCATGACTGTTAGTGGTAGCAATCTCGTGTTCAGAGCAACGCTTGTGAAAGCAGGAGAAGACATAACAAACACTATCCCTGACGGAGACTTTGAATGGTTCTACAGAACGCCAAGCGGCGATGTGCCGATGAATCTGAACGGCAAGAGCATAACGATAGTGCAGTCATCACAGGAGTACGGACGGACAGTCGTGTGCGTATGGACACGCAGACAGTACGCAAATCTTCTGATAAGCAACGGCGATAAATTACGCATATCTAATGGTAATTACCTATTAGGAAGGACGGAGTATTGATATGGCAGACGAAACTTACGAACAGAATTTAGGACAGAAATCGAGCCTTACCACAAGTGATTTTATAAGGGTAGTGGGGTCGGACAATGCCAGCTATAAGCAGAGTTTGAGTGGCGTGATGAATACTATGGGCGTGTCCGACCTAAACAGCATGTTCCGAAACCTCTCTTGGCATCTGAATGCAGATATGAATGATTTTACTACAACTGGAGTGTATTGGATTGGAAGTGGCCCGACCAATGTACCAGCTACGGGAGGGTGGTTTCCCCTTGTAGTGATGGGAAGAGGAGACACTCTGAGACAGATAATAATCAGTTACATCAGTTACTTGGAGGCGGCCGTTTTCGTTAGGGGGTATCAATCAAAAGCGTGGAGCGAGTGGATAAAGCTACCAACACGAGCAGAGGTTGATGCATTAAATAGTAAAACATGCGGGCAACTTACATCGAATGTCGGTACTTTAGAGTCGTGGAGCTATGTGCGACGCGCTGGCAATGTTGTTACGCTTA